TTGATTGATGAGATTGGTGGCTATTTTGACCAAGTCTATGTCAATGCCCATTCTGTGTGCTATTTCGGCAGTGCTGAGATTGCGTTCTAGCAGTTCGCGTACTTGGTTGACAAGTTCTCGTTTCATGTACTATATACAACGCCTTAGCCCCGGAACCTAGCTAGAGCAATTTTGCCTAACTGAACAACGCCCAAGTGCATGCTTTGATGAACAACAACACAGATCCAGCAAACATGGCAATGATTAAGAAATCCAAAGTTTGCAGTCCTATACCCGGGGGTTGTGGGCCATGCTGTTCTGCCCAACTACGACCCACGGGTCGCACAGTGGCAGCACCAAGATGCAGATCTTCGGCTTGCACAATTACCTTTGGTGAAGGATCAGGCTCCACAGGCCGGTCTGGAAAATCAAAATCATCATCGTTGTGTTTTGTGGCCATTATTCTAGTCCCAGTGTGGCAGGAGCATGATCCAGTCGATCACTGTATTCATCTGTGTAAAAGAACGCATCGGGGTCTGTGATTGTAATGCTCAGATCACTGTGCATCACGTCATAGTCCCGAAAATTGTGGTCAGCATCGTACACACGGAAATAATATGTTCCGTCATGCCCGCGTATCAAGCATCCTTCAACACCATTGGCACTTTTTGCAGTAGTCATTGTTCTTCTCCATATGTATTTTTAAAATCTTTGATGCAAAGCAAAAGACCATCAGGATTTGTTGACGAAACTGTGGGTTGTGTGATGTTTTGAGCATACACACATTGATTGAATGCTTTGTATTGCCCAATCTCGCCAAGCATGAACAAAGGTTCCATTGGGACAATAGTAAAAAGTACTAAAGACCACATTATGCTAACTCCCGATCAAATTCACAACCAACGTCTGCCCACAGGGCAGGGTTCATCATGTCTGTGTGATATGCACAGATTTCTTCTGCTTCGTCTAGTGTAGCATATCGATCCACTGTGGTGCCAGTATACATTGTATACACACCTTCCGCAGTGGTAGCCCAACGAACCACGTCCCAACGAAGCATTCGGTCATTCCATTCAACTGTGAATTTCATCATGCTGCCTTTCTAAAATAACCGTAGGGCAAGCCCTGAGTGAAACAAAAATACTCGTGATCGCCGTTGGCGTGTTCAGCATCCATGAGCCATGCAATCACACGCTCACGGTTGGCACCAGTGTGCATGAGACTGGCTATACGATCTTCAAACTTGTCAATAGCGTGAGCTTCGGCTGTCTTGCGGTCCGCTTCTTCACGCTGGATAACAGAGCCTAGGCTGGCAAACTCCTGTTCAAAGTCTGCCAGGGTCCAGGCACTGGTATCAACACCGCGAGGACGATAACCATATGCGTCCTTGTACATGTCCCAATAAGTGCATTGGGCTTGCTCAAGATCTGTCATCTCTTCCCAGGTTTTGAATGCTTCCATATTCGGCTCCTATTTGTTGCTGTCTATGTGGTTATTATAGCACTTTACCCATTATTGGGCAACCGATTTCACACGCACATCAGTGTTCAACGCAGGTGTGTACTTTTGTATTAACTCGCGTTCTAACTTGTGTGCAACATCTTTGCCACGCACAATGTCCACGATTGCATAGTTAACAGCGGCTTCGCCTGCGGCACGAATTGCTTCGTACAGGTTCCAGCTCTTGTCTTCAGTGCGGCTACGGTAGATGTGTTTGTTTACACGGCTACGAATAGACATGTTGATTGTACGCTGAGTTTTAGCGGTAATACCAATGTAGTACTCTAATCCAATTTGGATCATGTACACAATGTGGGTTCGATCAGTGCGTTTCTTTCTCATCATGTGTGTATTATAGCATTTCGGGCATATTCGGTCAACCGAAAAGTAGTACTACAAAAGTACTACCTTTTGACTGTTGTAAATACGCCATGGATTACAGTGCTTTGTTTGCCCAACAGTTGACCAATAAAGGGGTATCATTTACCCCTGTTTATCATTGTTTTGAAAGTGCCCGCTCGCCTCACACAGGGTGGAGTCTGCGATTGCCTGACTTTGACACAGACGTCTTGTTGTTGCATTTTCAGGACTTGGTAAACATACAGCACGGTCGTGTGCTGGAACTTGAACAAATAGAACAGCGTTATGGATCACGTGCTGACCGTGTGGTTGTGACATATTGGAATCACGGATTGGATCGAATATACACAGGCCCTATTCGACTAGTTGAGTTCAGCAATCACAACTACGATCTTGCCAACCAGTTGTATCAACGTTGGCCGGAATGGCAGCACATTATCAATCAACCTAAAACTCAAGCCTGGCAGTGTTTGAATGGACGCATGTGCGATCACAGAAACAGAGTGGTGCAAACCTTGCAAGGTTGGTCAGATGGTGTGTTGAGTTATCACAATCGCATACGCTTGCCACAGCATGACTACACTCAATATACCTACAACAATGTTGATAACTTTATAAACTTGGCGTATGTGTACAGCACCTCAGCTGTGAACATTGTGACAGAAACCGAGTATGCCACTGCACCAGGAATCATATCAGAGAAAACTTTGTTGGCCATGGCCGCCGAACAAATACCTATCTTGGTCGGGCATCAGGGCATTGTGCAACACTGTCGAGAACTAGGCTTTGACATGTTCTCAGACTTGGTAGATGTCAGTTATGACAACATGCCCAATGAAGTTCGTGCAGAACAGGCTGTGTGGTTGAATCAAGATCTTATACTGGGCAAAATTGATCTAGCACCGTATCAAGAACGACTACGTGCTCAACGTGAATTCTTGTTAGATGATTTTGCCACCATAATGGAACTGCGATTCCAGCGTGATATCAGTAACTTAAACTTGTGATGAATCTTTGCATGTCCCCATGCAACACTGCCATCATGGCTTCTTTGCTGCCAAACATCACAAGTTTGTTGAGTTTGCGGTTGTTGACCATGTAGTATGGACAGGTCATACGACGATCTAGTGCAATCAAGTTTTTGGGTGTGAGCAATTTCTCTGGCAGGTCAAATGTGTAACTGCTAAGTTCCAGCAGGTTTTCAAACACATAGAAACCTTCGTAGGTAAGTCTCAACCCGCCATCATCTCTGATGTTCTGCCACCAAGTAGACATGGCTTCATCAAGAGGCGGTGCATCAGGATAGCGTGTTATCAGTTCCTGCGTGAGAGCAAGTTTATTGAACATTGGGATAGATCTTATCCCCTTGCGTTAACAGCACAACTGAGAACTTGTCTGTTCGGAATTGTGTGTTGAGTTTTCGGGCAAGATTGATAGCGTGTCCGGGGTTGGAGAACGATACCTTTTTGTACTTGGGACCAGGAAACTGTGTGAGCAAGTTGCTGGTCTTTAAGTTAATGGGCTTGGAGTCAAAGAACACAGCCCACACACCTTCTGAGGCCAGTACTTGTTCTGTCTTGTAGGTTTGTTTGTTGGTGTGCTCAATCAGCACTGTTGGCTTTGGTCTTGACATATTAAACTCCGCGTTTATTTATGCCAATAACTATGCAGATTTAAAACTACCTCCAGTGATCTGCACTTCTACAACTTCTGCGCCACGTGTTTGCTGTGTTCGCATTTGTTCCAATGTAATCAACAGTTTAGTAATGTCAGCGTGTAGGTCTTTGGCATCACGCATGCTCATCATGAAGTCCTTTTGGCCACGTGCTTCGTGTGCCTTGATTGAGTCCACAAAACGATGTATGTGCAGACTCATTTTTTAAGTAGATAAGGATACAGTACAGGCGGATGCCAACCTGTGGGCTTGAGTACTTTGCCATCCTCACGCTTGCGGACCTTGCCAGTTTCTCTATCAATCTTAGCAAAGTTGGTGCTCATGACTTCTCGCCAGGCACCTTCGCCATCAAATCCTGCCGAGTGTATTGCACCGATTGTGACCACAAGGATATCAATCAATGCATCCAGTTCTGCTTCCATGTCGTGTGCTTCTTGCAACTCACGAAATTCTTCTTCAATCAAACTCTTGTACATAGTGTACTGAGATTCATTCATTGCGTCCACCGACTGGTCGCAAGCCCGCATAAACTTCTCTTGATCACGAAAGGGATTTGTCACGTGCTGCCTCCTGAGTATGAAATGGTCCTTGATATTGATAACGTTCCAACACAATTAATTTTGGGTTGCGAAGCAGTTTCCAACTACGATGTTGTTTCACAGCATACCAACCTGCGGCGTACCATGATTTGCTTTTGTTTTCTTTAGTGAACAATGGTAATCGATGTTTGACGTCCCACATGGGATTGAATGCTCTGCATCCTGTTTCGAATCCATGCACTTGATCTGGTGCAGGTTTGGTGGTCTTTTCTGGCGGTACAAATTCAATGTCCACTTTCTTACGCACCATGGGAATGGTTTTGAATTTGCCAACTTGATCATTGATACGCACAGTGTAGCCATCGTCTGCGGCTTCTACCACACCTACCTTGCGATCATCTTGTTTCAATATCCAATACTTTTTATCCACTATGGGTTTGGCTTCGATCATCTAATACTCCTTTGTATGTTTGATTCAACCAGCGACCAATTGCATCTGAATAGTCGCTGAGTTTGGTGAGTTCGTATTTGCCACAGAATCGTAAAAAGTGCGCACCTACCATGCCCACATCTTTGTGGCTAATCTGCTCACGTATGGCTTCATCTACTGTTGCTTTGATGCTATTGGGCTGTGCAGTAAGATCAATCAGGGTACGATTGCGTTCATAATCTTCCAACACCTTGTGCTCGGCCTGTTCATGATCAGACCAACGTTGCAACATGAGATTGTTCCAGGCATAGCCTCGACGATCACGATCTTCAAATGCTTCCGTAAGACCCACTTGATTCTTGGTGCCTTTCACACGCACACCAGGGTAAGCCGAAAACACATTGTCACCAGGATCACCACGCATGCACTTCAAAAACAACACCCACTTCTGATAATCCACAGGTGGCACAAAGTTAGCATCGGCTTTGCCAACCTTGATCTTTGAGTTGCTTTCAATAGTGAATGCCAAGTTTTTGCCTTTTGCGTCTGTAACACCAGCAACACTAAACAAGTGATCGTTGATGCCATTGTACAATTTTACATTGGGTGCAATCAACTGCACAAAGTCGGAATCTGAACTGACAATAACGTGTTCGTCTTGGGGGTGTAAAGCAATCCAACGTGCAATGATATCATCTGCTTCTGCTGTGGCACAACGAACAACACTACAGTTGGTTTTTGTAGACAAGTATTTAGTCAGCTCATCATAGGTTTCCCAGAACAGTTTGTCCTCTTCTGCTTCAGTTTCGCTCATTTGCCCACGTGCCACAGCCCGATTGGCTTTGTAGGGCTTGTAATGATCTTTACGCCAGCTACGACCTTCTAGTGCGAATACCACATGATCAGCACCCAGATCACGTGCTACTTTGTTTGCACTCATCAAGGTGAGATGCAGGGCAAATCCTAATTTGGTCCATGTGTCCGCGGCACGATGTGCTTGGTGTCGGGCACGGAAAAACATGTTGCTAGTGTCAATTAGTAGATATCGCATCAGTGGTTACCAAGTTGTGTTGTTTAATGTATTGTAACAGATACTTGGCCCAAAAGCAATGGCCTTTGGCATCAAAATGGTAAGAATTTGGAGTGACCCACTCAAATCCGTTGTTTACAAGTACAGAATTGTAACTCAAACTACGATCGTACGGGCCAAGATAATTTTTACCAAAATCTTTTTTATCCGGAATGTCGCTGAATGTGCTCCAACCATTGTAAAACAAATGTGTTACTTTTTTGTCCGCAAGCTCAACATGCAAGTCCCAGATTTTTTTGTACCATTCTCGAGTCTTTGCCCAGTAGTCGTGATTGGCCACATATTCTTTGTAGCGTAATCGTAAATCTTTTGGCACCCAGTCAACTCCGCTGGCGTTGACTTGGTAATGTGTGCCATTGTGCAACCATTCTTCTCGTTCCCAAGTTGTCCATTGTATTACAACTAACGTACCAGCAAGATCGGTAGCAGTATCAAGCCATTTCTGTGTAGTCCTAAGTATCCGATCATTACTAGAAGCAGATTCTGCGTCACAAACTAATTCAGCACCCAAGTGCTCAGCAAGTCGGGTACACCAACTGGCTGCTAGATTTAACGGATGCGGACGTCGATCTATTCCTTCACGACCATTGTCTTTGGCAAATCCATCTGGCACAACTGCTTCAGCAGCCGCAGTATGACTGCAACCATTAGCGTACAGTATCATCGTGGACTGGGCCCACCGGTGTCGTCTGCACCCACTGGTTCCCATTCTTCTAATTTCTTTTTCAAGTCTTCAGCCGTGGCCACACGCTGGCGTAGTTCACTGCTGCTGAATGAATGATCACGTCCATTGAAGTGTAGTTCAATATCACGCTTGTGACAAATCTCACGACCAGTAAATTCTCGACCTTCGTACTCTACACCAAGTATGCGAACATCAATGGGCAGGATCAACAACAGGTCTTCTAGATCTTTTTCTGTGTTGTACACCCAAACTTCATCCACATACTTGCACCCTATGAGTTGCAGTTGTCGTTCCACAATGCTTTGCACTGGACGATTCTTGTTGGGACGATCTAAAGTGGGATCGTTTTGCAACGCACAGATCAAGTAATCGCATTCTTCCTTGGCTTCTCGTAACATGGCAATGTGACCAGCGTGTAATAAATCAAATGTTGAGGCAGTAAAGCCCACACGTCTTCCATCCATCATATCAATATCCTTAACTAATCTCAGTGCGTCCGTCGCCAATATCTCTAGTGCGAACATACTGTGCTCCAGAGTTACGAATGGCTTGTTCTTGTTCCCATGTTTCCATCACAACGTGTCTGCACACATTTTGGAACCAGCGGTCCACAATGTCTGAGTCTGCATCTGTGGGTTTCATCATGTAGCCAGCTTTGACCAAGCGGGCAATGAATATTTCATTCCAGTCCAATTCAAATGCACCTTGATGCAAGTTGTTGGGATCAATATCCATGGTCACAATAGCCACATAAGGTTCGTTGTTTTCTGTGGCAATCTGCTTGGCTGTTTTTTCTGGTGCCTTGGGCACACGGATAACTTTTTCTTTTTCCTCTTTAACAGGAGGCGTTTTCTTTTTTGTTAACCAATCCCACATTTCAAATGCTCCATCTAGTATCATTTACCCCACCCGTTGCCCCAGAGGTCAACGTGTAATCGTGGACTGTACCAGTAGCCACGTTTCAGTGCTTCGTCAGCAACATTGATCCTGTTGCCGTCATACACTGACACCACACCGCCCACAGGCATCACAAACACAGGACCACCAAACTCACGCAAGCGATATTCTGCCACTGCACGATCCAGCTCATCAAAGTCCTCGACCTTTTCCACCACAAACTTGAGATATGTAACACCATGTGTTTCATAGTCCCAGACTACGTCGGGCTTGATGGCATCTGCCCATTTTTCGCCACTCACGCTTAGTTTGGGACTGACACTGAATGTGATCTCACCAAACCAGTCACGCAAATAATCTCTAAACTCTCGAGTCAAGTCTTGGGTGCCGTTGGTTTCAAATGTGATGTGTCGCAGGCCACGTTCTGCCAACACATCCAGCAGTTCAGGATAAGCACGTTGCCAACCCAACAGCGGTTCGCCACCTGTGATCACCAAATGCACGGGATTGCCATTGGGTTGCAGCCAGCTACCATTGGGCAACAGTGCAGTCATTTTGTCCACAAGTTCTTCCACTGTGTATGTGGGGCTCAAGTGTTTGAAGTCTGGATGCCATGACGCATAACTGTCGCAGCCGGTGTTTACCAGTGGCAGTTCTTCAAATGTTTTGTACAGACCAACAGTTTTTGCAACTTCGTCTGCTTCTGTACTTTTTTCGCCTGGCTTGCAACCAAACCCTGAGCAAGTAAAGTTACAACCAAACATGCGCAAAAATACACTGGGCACGCCAACATAGCGTCCTTCACCTTGTGCTGAATAAAATAATTCTGATACTTTTAATTTCATAATCTTGTTACCTTTGACATTCCTGTACGATGTTTATTTAGATTGATACTTTCTTCATGCATTTTAACACGAGTATCTTGATTTGTCACCCAACCTGGCAATACTGCATCCAAATAGGTCAAATGCTCAGCAGGTGTAGGGTGCGGATCATCACTGTGTTTCCATCCTGAGGGATACAACACTGTTTGATAACTGGGCATGATGTTATTTAGAACGGGTTGATATAAATCAAAAATATCTTGATCGCCTGGCGAATAGTCAAACTGTCGGGGATTCATTATGTCGCACATGGCCAAAAACTTTGCAGTAACACCAGCACAGTTATTCAAAAAACTACTAGTGGCCTTGATCAAGGCAATGTCGCGTATCAAACATCCTCTTTCAGTGATAGCATCTCGAACATACCCTGGATCATATATTGGACAGGTAGTTATGTTGCCCAGAGTCTGCCAACGATCAGTGTAACGATCTTCTCGCATGACATTGGTCCAGCACACTACCACAGTATCATCGGCGCCAAAATGGTGACGCTGATCTGCTTCCATTATGCTGTTAAAAATATAGTGATTGCCGGCACCTGATTGCCCCCAGTTTTCAAAATAGTCAAACTCTGGTGCAAGACAATCGGCCCAGGTGCTCCAACGATAGTTGGTAAAACTACACCCAAATGCAAACAATCTTGACATTATGCCACTAGTTGTTTTTTCTTCACTGAGAAACTGCCTTGTGCTTTGGCAGCACCTGCACCTCGACGTGTGCCTTTGGCATTTTCAACGCCAATACGATCCACTGTGGCTTTGCCAAAGTTTCGTCGTCGGGCAAAGTAAAAAAGTTCCAAAAAACGATTCAAACTCATGGTCTTGTCTTCGGGGAAGTCTAGTCGATAAGTTGTGGCAGTTTTTTCTAGGGGCTGATTGAAACTGAGGTAATCCCAAATGTTGTACCCTACGTCAAGATTCATAGGATACTGATTCCTATCGTTGTACTTGATATAGTAGTTTCTTTGCAGTTTCATCAAACTGGCCACTAAATCTTCAGGTAAGTTGTAACGTTGTAAAAACTTTTCCAGCACGTCATACAGTTCATCCACACGGTCTTCTTGGTGCATGTTCATGCTGGTTCTGTGAATGATATTCCAGCCATGTATTTCCACACCAATCTTGGGATGGTTGATCTTGCCAGTCATCATCCAGTTGGCAAAATATTGTCTAGTTTCGGCTTCTTCTTTTATCAACCAGTCGTTGGTCATTGCGTATGCAAACAAATCTTCGTAGTAGTCGTTGTAACTGATGCCCAAATACTTGTTGATGAATCTTGCCACAATGGTAGCAAAGCCATTGATGTGAAATGTGGTCTGGAACCAGGAAAAGATCTGTGCATCCAACATCACTGGAGTGGGCATGTCTTTGGTGCCTGTTATAACATCAATGCTTTCTTCAATGTGCTCCACACTGTAACTGCCAGCAAAATAATCTGTAACAGGTTGGCTAGTGATCTTGAACAATTTCTTCTGCAACAAATTCATTTCAGCATTTTCCAACAACTGTGCTTGAAACACTGTGATACCAGTGTGCTGATTCAAGTCATACAATGCATAGAAGTTCTTTTTCCATGTTTCCAGTGTCTCACCAGGCAAGCCAAGTATGAGTTCTGTGTATGCAGGAATGTTGCGTTGGTCGCACAGTTCAAACACTTCGTTGAGTTTGTTCATTTCCATGTTCTTGCGACGAATGTTTTCCAACACATCCAAGTCTAGACTTTGTACTGAGAGGGTGAGTCCTTGATTGAAACCACGTGCGTCCAGCAGTTTCTTCACAATGTCTATGACTTCTTTCTTTTGATTCTTGGCCCAGGCCACACTGAACGTTCTTGGTGAACCATACTTTTCTTGCATCTCAATGATTTTGTCTGCAATCATACCATCACGTTCGGGGAACATGCCAAAGTTGGCATCAGTTATACTGATCCAATCAAAGTTGTGCTTGGCCATCCATTCCAGTTCATCAAACACACGTTCCAGTTCAAACTTCTTGACTTTGTTGTAGGTTAGACTGCCCCAGTCACAGAATGTGCAAGCAAACGGACAACCACGATTGGTTTCCAATGTGCCTTGCCATGTTACTTCAGGATATTCCGCAATCATTTTGTCAAAGATACCTGACAAGTAAGGACTGGGCACTTCTTCCAGACTTTCAATGCGTTCAGCGTCTTGTGTTTTTACTGCTTCACCATTTCTGTTGATCAGCAAACCAGGTACTGTTTCCCAGTCTTGTGTCTCAAAATGTTCCAGCACACGTTTGAAAGTAATCTCGCCTTCATAACAAATCACAAGATCCATAAAAGATTCTTTGCGAAACAAATCAGGATCAGTTATAGCAACTTCTGGTCCACCAAATATGGTCAACACGCCTGGATTAATTTCCTTAATGCGTTTGGCCACAGCATAATTGTAACGATGATTCCACACATACGTGCTGAATGTTACAATTTCGTTTTTGGCCAGGCGTTGTGCTAGTGGTTCCACAGCGTCTCTACGCCATATCCAATCTGTAACTTCAAAATTGTCACGTATCCAGGGATCTGCTAGGCTGTAACTCCATACCACACCTGCTGAATATGGCAAGTAATATGCATTGAATTCTTTTGGCCCTTGTTGAAAGTTGGGCTGTACAAAGGCTAGTTTATATGTCATTTAGTATTTAATCATTTGGCAAAGTGCTTGTGTGGATTGTCAAACTGTACCATCTGCTTGTTTACATCATTCTTGGCCAACTTCTCCCAAGGATCTTGTGTGCCTTTGAAAATGTTTTCAAAGAACTCGGTACTGATACCATTGTCCCGCATGTAGGTGGCCAACTTGGCACAGTCTCTATGACGCAATTCAATCTGTGTACGACTGTGAAAATCTGCTTCGTCAAATGGACGACCTTCCAGTGATGCACGTTCTCGAAATGTGGCATCATTGTTGTTGCCTGTGATGTCAGCACGATCATGCAACACCCACACAGGTATGCGTTCCCAGATATCCAGCATGTAAGCCTGCTGGCTCAGCCAGCCATCTTGCACCGAATGTGGGGAGATGTAACCCAACAGTTCATACCACCGGCGTGGCAAGATTGGGAAAATGCTGTAGGGATGATCCAGGTGAGTGTGAAATGCCAGCAGTTTGAACTGGCCTTCACGGTTCATGATCTCTGTGTCCCAACTCTGGGTCTCCATCACAGCATCATCGTTCCAGATCATCAGCCAGCGAGCATCTGTATGCTCAGCCAGTTTGTTGTTGTAGATGTGCAGGCGGTGATAGCCTTGGCGTTCAAACTGCATGGCAGTATAACTGAGTTCTTGTTCATCCAACCACGGTTGTAGTTCTGTGCGGAAGTATTCGGTACCTGCTGAGTCGTCATTGTCAAACGCAAACATCAACTGCAAACGTTCGGGATGGTCTGCAAATTTGATCAGGCTGCGAACACTGCGGCCCAGGCTTTCGGTGCGACCTCGTGTGGCCAACAGCATTGCAATATCGTACTCAGGTGTCATGCAAATAAATCCTCATTCCATTCTCTATGGCCTTCTCTAAAAGCCATGTTGCTTTGTGTTTCACGTACTTCCACGCGATAACACCAAAGACGTTCTGCTTCTCCAACACCCCACATGTCAGGAATGTACACACCGTTGACATACTTGTACAGTTGGTCAGCCAGTCCTTCACATCCTAGTTTGGGTAATATAGTTAGTTTGGCAATGTTTCTGCGTTGCATTTCCAAATACAGTTCCAGTTCAGGATCGTCTTCTGACACCAGCAATGTATGATCAAATTGACTTTCCAACACTGACTTGAGTTCTTTGAGACCACCATAGTCAGCGGCCCAGTTACGTGCGTCCAAGTTGTCTGTGCCAAAATAGAACTTCATGCTAAAACTATAACCATGAATCAAATTGCAATGGCTGTCTGCTCGCCATTGGCGATACGCACACGGAAATGCATCGTGATATTCTTTGGTTGATGTGTACTTGTATTGTCTTGCTGACAACCAACGGTGTCCTGTTTCGTATTGATCTTGTGACATGCTTTTTCTCCTATGTTAATTTTAGCATAGGCAGCAGAATTTGTATAGCGGGATGATGCTCAAAGGCCGCTGAACTGTACTTATGTTGGCTGTTGATAGCCGCTGGCTTTGTAGTTGGCTTGTCCCAAGATTACTCCACGCACGCCGCCCACAGGATCAGCACAGTCGCCATGCTGTCTGGGAATCAAATGCACATGTGGATACATCACAGTTTGTCCTGCAGCCGCACCCATGTTGATACCTATGTTGAATGCGTCACATTCACCAGCATCAACCATTCTGCGGCCTTCACGCATGGCTGACTCAAAACAATCCGAGATTACAGCGTCTGTGTTGTATTGTGGTACAAACAACAGGTGGCCTTGTGCCACTGGATATCGGTCTTGAAAAACTGCCACATGAAAATCTGACAGTCGATCAACTTCCAAGTCCCAAGGTGCTACACCTGCGGTCTGTGCTTCTTTTAATGTTTCATACTTCATTTGTTAGGATCCTGGGCTAAGCCGCGCCACTTCTCAATGCTGTCTTCACTCCATTTGTTGCCATCCCAGTCTGCATACGTTGGGAATGGCCATTGTGGATTTTTGTTGTCATTGATTTGGTAGCGGCCTTCGTGTACAGGATTAATGTCCGAAGGAAACCATTCAGTCAATGGGAGTTCGAGCTTGTCAAGTTCTGCCGCAGGATCCCATTCTGGTTCAGGAATGATGTTGAAATTTTCATCCAATACTGAAAACTCTTCACCGGTATCCCGGTTTACCAACTTCAGTGGACCTTCAAAGTGATACTCGGTGTCATCGTTGCTCCAACCCAAGTCTTCCATGCCTTCGTACCAGTTTTCATCCCAGGCTGCTTCAATCTGTTCACGTTCTTCTGCTGACACAGAATCAGGGTATTGCCATTCACTCCAGCAGCCATCATCCAGGCTGTCTAGTTCCCAATCATAGTCTGCTAGTTCGTAGCCGTCGGGGTTGCGTAAGTCAATGTCAGGACGCTCGTCGCTTTCACAATAGAAAGTGCCCCAACGATAGCCTTCAATTTTCTTGATAGTGACACCATCCTTGTACCACAGTTGTACTTCAACGGCATTCTTTTTGTATTCAGTTGATAGTTCCCAAACAGCCATAGCAGTTCCTTAAGAGTCGATTTCCATTGAGTTCCACTCTTTGACCACGTCAAGCATTTCTGCTTCTGTGCTGCAAAGAACTTTGGCGGTTTTCCAGTCGTTTTCTTTGTCACGTCCGCCTACTTCCACCATGAAGCCATTGTCATAACGGTTCACAGTGATTGATTCGTTTACTTTGTCCAGTTTGCTTAATTTCTTTGCCATGCTCATTCTCCTTAAGTTAATTCTACCACTCTATATTTGCTTGCAGGATAATTTTCGTGCAACCACTCCAACAACCCTGGTTCCCAGGGCAATTTAATTTCACCGGTTATGTTTGTAATGTACATCATCTTGGTGCAAACTCCTGTTGTAATTTGATATTGTCCATGAACTCTTTTTTCACACTGTCGTCATCTTTGAATGCACCACGCAACACAGTGGTCTGTGTTAGGCTGGAGTGTGCCATGATGCCACGATTCTCACAGCATCCATGCACTGCTTGAATATACACACCAACGTCCTTTGACGCAGTCGCTGCCATGATTTCATTGGCTATGTCTATGCAGAGTTCTTCCTGTAGTGTACCGCGACGGGCGCACCACTGTGCTATTCTGGTATACTTGCTGAGACCAATAAGTTTATTAGCGGCAATAATACCGATGTAGGCAACCCCAGTGACAGGCTGATGATGATGAGAACACATACTTCGTAGCTCACTACGTACCACAAGCATACCTTCGTAACGATCTGTTGAATCATTTGGAAATGCTGTTGCGTCTGGTGCCGGTTCATATCTTCCTGCCATTATTTCGTTGTAGTACATCTTGGCCAAGCGGCGTGCTGTGCCCTTGCTGTTGGGATCGTTTTCTCGATCAATCAGCAATGCATCCAACACACCTTCAAATGCCACTGTGGCTTCGTCAATGAGTTTTTCTTTGATGGCATCGCTCATGTAATCGCTGATATTATCGCCAGCCCAGAAGCGTTGACCTCGAGTCTTCATTTGTTCTCTAAGTATTTGGGATAAATTTTTTTCTTGCATTGTTACTCCAGTGTGTGATTGTACACTATTTAGATCTTGTGGTCAAGCCTGTTTGATAATCAAACTCTAACACAGCATTAAAAACTTGTCGTCTGTTTGTTCGAAAGTAGTGTAACAGTTGTTCAAAGTTGGCTTCAAACCTTGGTTGTAGTTGTTGGCGTAGTGTTTGGCAATCTGTCAAACTGTATTGATTGTTGATTTGGCGTATTAGATCAAATACGGATTGGTGTCTTTGGGTTTCGTCTTGGATAGCATCATATTGATGGCCGCCAAGTATGTCATCAAATGTATCAAACCCCAATGATCTAACATGTTCGACTAGGCCTGGTACACCATACCATATGGGCATTTGACGCTGCATGACCGCCTTCCAAGTCTTTTCAGTAAGAAACACACTGCGCCAGTTTGCTTCAGTTTGACTGCTGGTCTCTGCCACTATGTTAAACAAACATGAATGAAATATGGGGTTGGTAACATCAAACTCTTGCACACGATCTGTTAATACACCATCTACCAGCAGGGGCAAATCTACACCCACAACATCTCGATATTGGTCAAGTCCGCCCTGTGCTCCACTGCCAAAACTTAATCTAACTGTGTCCGACCCTATGTTGTCTAAAAAGAAACGTGCAAGTCTTGCTCGATTCAGTGTGGGCCTGCGCAACAAACACAAAAACTTGCGATCAAGAGCAATGCCAAAGTCATAGCGGAGTTGATCTAACTTGTACTCACTGCGATTGATCAACCAGGCAGTAAAACATCTAGCTGTATAAGGCAATTGATCAACTGCTACATGTGCGTTGAACAATACTATAAATTTACCAGGGTGTGTTCGCAATAGTATATTAGTTAATGGCTGTATTTCTGCAGGACCAAACCCTTCGTCTAGGAACGACAGTACAATTTTGCTTTGTGCAAACTCTTCTGAACTGATGCCACTGCGGTTGCAGTCATCCACAATCTGCTGTTCACAATAGCCTGGCATGTGCATTTGATCTGTGACGTAATGTGCCGCGCCATATTGCAACATGCCTGGCCTATTGCGAACTATGCAACTCATTCAACAATGCGTATTTGTCTACAGTCAGGATATTCAACAGTGCGTGGCGGCTCACTGACATAACGTTTTAGTAGTTTCATTCCACGTTCTGCTTCTTCAACAGTGGGCTTGTAATGATATCCCACACGGAACTCTTTTTGTACAGGCCAAGGTTTGACAGTCAAATCGCGTCCATCATATCGCATGCGTAGAATAGCCTGATATGCATCCTCGTCGTCCAGCAATATAGCACCACCACGTCCTATAGACAAAGGTTTGTCGTGCCCAAAACTCAAGCATTGTATTTGTCCATGACGATACATGTCTTGTTCTAGTCGCCTGGCACTGTCCCAGATTCTTGTTTTTCTAAATCGATATTCACCTATCCATTGAGCAGGTGTACCAACTTCATAGTGATACTTGATGCCTAACTTGTGCATAAGCATGGGTATGCTCAAATAGGTAAATGGAGTAAATGCACAGTACTCCACACGGTCATACCGCATGCAAAGTTCAATTGCATGGGTACAACAATCAGTCATTATAGCACGTGGGGCTCCAGTGAACTTGGCCAGCCGAGATTCAAACTCAAGAATCTTTTCGAACATACCAGTTCCATGCGTGTTGGATCATGTGGTCTAATTCAAATTGTCTCCACCCTTCACCAACCATGCCAAACTTGGCAGCACTTGCTGTGAGCACAGCAGGATCTCCTGGTCTAGCAGCACCCATGACAACTTTTAATTTCTTTCCAGTCACACGTTCGGCTGCGGCAATGATTTCTCTATTGCTGGTTCCGTTGTTGGAGCCTAGATTGTATACACCTGATGGAATCTCCTCATCTAGAGCCATGACATGTGCTCGAGCAATGTCTTCCACATGCACATAGTCACGCACACAAGTGCCATCTGGTGTGGCAAAGTCTACACCGTTTAATGTAAATTCTGCATCATCTCTAATGGCACCCAACACACGAGCAAAGATGTGTGTGGCATCTTCAGTTTGTCCGTGTCTGGTTTGACTATCAGCCCCACAGGCATTGAAATAACGAAATGCCACATAATCCAAATTGTAGGCTGTGTGATATGCTGATAGAATTTTTTCTACCATGAGTTTGCTGTCACCGTAAGGTGATATGGGTTCACAAGGATCTACTTCATGGCATGGAGTCATAATAGGCTCGCCATACACTGCGGCACTGCTACTGAAAATAACTCTGGTCTTGGGCATGCTTCTGCGTACTTGATCCAACAGTGTGAGTGTGTTAACCACATTGTTTTCAAAGTAACGACCTGGATGTCGGATGCTTGGTCCAACCAAACTGGTGGCGGCACAGTGAACAATAGCACTAGGTTCGTGTATCAACAGTTTGACCAAGGCGTCTTTGTGGGAGAAATCTTTTTCGATGTAGTCATGAAACACTGACTTTAGTCGCTTGGGGCATCTGTTTTTGTCAATGCCCACAACACGATGTCCCAAATCGGACAACATCAATGCAGTTTGTCCTCCAATGTAACCAGCAGCACCTGTAACAACAATAGTTTTTTTCATTTTTCAAATACCAATCTTATGTTTCCATTCATTATTTCATTTATTTCTTTATCAATGTATAAATCTATCACTAAAAATTTTACTGATATATTTTGTATTATATTTCTAACGTAATTAATTACCAATGGTCCGTTTATTATTTGAGTAGAAAACAACTGTTCAAGTTCTTCTTTGCTGGTAAGTTCTAGCATTCTAGTGGCATTAAAAGTTACAAATCCTCGACCACCAGGTTTTACAATGTTAATAAACTCTAACATTCTTTTTTCAAAATTGCTCAACGAAACAAAATGCACTGAATTTATTGCAAATACACTTTCGTATTCGTCTTTGTGTGCTCGGGAAAATTCACTATCAAAAGACCCAACTTCATCAGCATGTGGATTGTCGGGCACAGGGTCAATACCATGAATACATGGTATTATACGTTTGAACATATTTGCGCCGCACCCAATGTCTATAATAGAAGTTGGGTTTTGTTTTAGTAAAAGATCTAAGTAATACAACGGTGCCATTGAAAAACTTGAGTTTAATTGCAAGTTTATCAATCTTGGAGTACTAAGATCATTGTCCATTTTTGGGTCAACCATTGTTTTAAAAGGAAAAAAAGAATCAAATTGTAAGGTAGCACTGTTAAGCGATTTGTCTTTTTTGATTCCTTCTAAGTAAATATTATGACTGGCAAAATCAAGTTTAAATCGATCTTTGTCATATCCATTTACATTTCCTTTTACAATCATTTTTCAACCTTTACCACATGATATTTGGCTTCAGCAGTATGGTCACGATATCGTGCTCCTGCTCTATTCCATTGCTCACCCCCACCAGTAATAATATCAACCACACGATCCACGGTGCCATTGTTCCAGTCTGAGATCAAGCCCATGTTGTGATGTGATGCTCGTAGCAAGTTTTGCATTTTGTGGTAAGCGTCATCTATTGACCAAGGAACATAGAGCCTGTTGGGATCATTGGCAAAAGTTTCTGGAAAGCTGCGATAAGCAGGATATAACACATTACAACCAAGAGTATCGGCTTCACTGACTGTGTTTGAGACCCAATCTTGTAAAGCACAATTAAATAGGACACGAGTATTATTGAGATGAGCATAGTATTCGTTCTTGGTGATGTTGTCGTAGATTTTTAACTTGCCCTCTGCTTCCATAGCCCTGGCACGAGTCACATACTCAGGATTGTTGCTACGCAATGGTCCACCAGAATAGATACAGAACTCCACAACTACTGGGTATTGATCATAGAACATGTCAATCAGGTCCATGAAGAAGCCAGGTTGTTTTTCTTGGTCAAAACGTGCGGCAAATCCCACACGGCTTGGACGATCTTCAAATGGTCGAATGTTTGCACTACCACCAATTCGTTCCAGCACTTCCTCTTTGCCAAACGCCAGGCCTGATATGTTGTAGATTGGAGCAGTCCAACCTGCAATACGCATGTGTGCAACCATTTCTTCGTTGGTGGCAAGAACTCCACCATTAGATTTAGATACGATTTCATTGACCATTTGTTCATATAAACTCATCCATCCGGCCATGCCCCACACATGCACAAAGTCATCGGGGTCAATGGCCTGTGCTAGACAGCGTACATAAATGCGAGGACGCTGTTCTGCGGGAATCTGGTCCATGATATAACCAAGACTTTCAATGCCAGGTTGAAACATGTCTTCAAAGTAGATGACATCTTCTGCAGTGACCGCACCATTCTTCATCAGCTGAACCAAGTTCATCATTTGGCTCATGGAGAAGTAACTGCGACCATGTGCGTCCAAGACCTGCCCAACACTGATGCTCTGTGTGTTGTCAATGGTGGAGCCTGGCACGTAGACCACATCCAGGCCACGCTGATCAAACACACGTCGATTCCACTCTGTTAGTTGCAGTGTGTAACGGGCCTCATAACTTTCAAGGCCCATGTAATATAGTTTACGCATGAGTAATACCCTTATATATTAAATCAGTAAAAATTTGTTGACTTTTTAAACCAGGATGAGGATCGCTGATAGAAATCATATCAACTTGCAAGTTGTTAAGAGGAACAAACGGATTGATCCATAAATCTAAATCTATAGTCTGTGCTTGATTATACATAATTTTTGTAAATTTGTCAATGTCAGAATCAATGATGTTGTCAAAATCAATTGTACTTTGTATAAATTTTGATTTAGTTGGTTGTTCAAACAGTTCCCGATCCCATGATAGCAATCCGTTTACGAATTTAATTTTTTTTCCTTGTTTCACCAATTCCTGTATGGTACAAACTATATTAATAAATCGTTCCCAGTGCTCCATTCCTTGATTAAGTATCGCAAATTTTTTATACCAATCCCAGTACTCGGCGTCAGTTAGCAAATCATTAGATATGTTAGTTTGGTTAACTAATTTATAACCATGAACATTTGGACTGAGCACTACTCGGGTAAGATCGGTAACTTGTAGCAAACACAGATCAAACTCAAGTTCAACAATTTTTCTAATAAAGTTTAAAAAAATACCCTGATTGTCATACCCAGCAGCACTTACATTTACCAAATCTGCGTTTAGTTTTTTTGCTATCTGATTAGGCCAATGTTGATGAATGTTGTCAACGTTGAATCCCCATCCAGACGAGAATGAACATCCACTAATTAACAATTTCATCTGTATAATTTTTCTAATAAAGTATTTAATTTCCAGCAGCATCGCTGCTCATACACGGTGGCCTGCAAAGCGACGAGTGTCCTCATCCCACATGTTCTTGGCATTCTTGCCTTGATGCCATTTGTTGAATTGTTGCCATGCATAACTCTTGAAGTTATACAAATCGGCCTCGTTATAACGATAGCCATAGTCCTGGCAGAATTCCAGGTACACTTCAAGATCCTCTTGGATCTCTGTGACTTTGGGGTTGGGTTTAAAGGTAGGTCTTGCCATGTTGTTCTCCTTAGATGACAATGTTGAGGTTGGGTTTGGTTAATTCGTATCGGATCAGTGCACCATTTTCGCCGTCTTCCGACACTTCAATATGCACCACACGTCCTGGATAGCGACTTGCTATCTGTATATATAGGTCGTCTGCCATCATCTCACAACTTTTGTAGTCAAGACTCAAAACGGAATTGTCACTGTTATACAGCGATTCGCACCAGCGTTTGAATTGGATGAACTCCACGTCCCGGTCATTGTGGAACACATCAATCCACACCCGGAAATGAAACATGTGACGATGAGGACTAGCAAGAAACGATACATCATATTCATCTCCAGTGGCCAATGCAGGATCAGTTGCGGCCGCAGGATATTTATGGATGCCTTCTTTTTGCCATGTGACCCAGATCTGTCGCTTGGCTTCACTCATCACACGTTCTACTCGATCTCTTTCGACTTGGTTCATGATTTCAAACTTTCAAATGTTACAATCTTGCCCAGTGCCTCACCAAGGTCTTGATCTGGATGTACAATGTGCAGTTCACAGTGATGTTGATCCTTGCGATCATCATATCGGTTGTATTCTACCATCATGCCACCATTGGCACGATACACAGTAAAATTCATTCTGTGCTTGCTGCCGCCAATGCTGGGTCGATCGTCATTACCGCTGCTCAATGAGGTTTGTATACGATTCACTGATGTCATTGTATCATCGCGGTTTCTAAGATACTTGGCACGTTTCAATATCCAGTTGTCTAACCATTTCATAGTTTCTTATCACCTTTGTAATCATCCCATGAAGTAAATGTCTCACGGCTCATTAGGCTGTGTAGACTGTGGCACCAGACGCCGGGATTGGTAGCGTCAAAGTCCTTGTCATCTATTTTTAACATTGTATTATAATTCCACAGTTTTGTATACGGTACACTTACTCGAATCTGCGGAACGAAGTTGCGGTAGTCACAAAGTGAACCATCATTGAACTCTTCCACTGCACTAATGGGAATGTCCAAAGTGCAAAGATAACCACGTGCCAAAAAGTGTGTGATCATGCGTTCCCACTGTGCCCATTCTTCGGCTTGTTGCGGATCAAAACTGTGATTGGCACCAAAGAAAACGTGTTCGATATGATAAGATCGATCTTCATAGGAATGATAATCGTCCAACCAATCTTGAATGTTTTGGATAGGTTGCACCCCCACCACAAACAGTGTGCGTCGACCAAATGCTGGTGTGCGTTCTACTTCTGTTCCTACAAAAAAATCTACGTTTTCATGTCCTGCTCTGTTCATGTTGTGGCCTCTAATGTATCAAGTTTACCGGAATCAAAATCTTCTTGTTCGGTTTGTTCGTACTCAAACAGTGCATTGAATTGGGTACGTGCGTTCTTGGCTTTTTTGCCTTTGAAGCCACGTGTGCCCACGATTTCCATCCAGTAGTCATCATAATATTCAATAATGGCTTCTGAATCTTCACGTGTGGGTGCGGCAAATATGGCCTCCACAATGTCTTCAAACTTGGCATAGTCACCAGTACTACGGCGCATCATAGCAGGATGTTCTCCTGCATCAAAGCGACGGTTGGCTTCTTGCACAGCAGTCAAGTGCATCCAAACATTATGACCCATCAGCAATGCATATGAGAACGAATCCCATGATGTCTTGCCCCACTTGCCATTTTTGTTGACATCTGGCAACACATCATACAAGTTAGGGTCTCGGAAGTTTTCTTCTGTGAGCACAACACCTGGTTTGGGTGTACCTGCCTTGTAGATACAGATGTCTTTCATCTTGAGCATGTTGCTGAGTGGTGAATCTTCCCAACGTGGGTAGATGCCATCTGCTACCACACCATCTGACCACTTGCGTGTGTCTGTGGAATACTTTTTGTCATCTGCTGACGGTGCCATGCGATATGACCATTTGGAATCATGTTCAAACACATTTTCAAAGTACACTTGTCCATTGGCTGTGGCGAGGAATGGACTGGCACAATCAAAGGAGATAGTAAATTCGGGGTTAGCGTATTTTCTAACTGCTCTTTGAATCACGGTGAGTAGCACAGCCCATTCCAACTTTGATGTGCCCAAGAAGTGCATCCAATCATGTACGCCAGGTTGTAGTAATCCATCATACTTGAGTGCGATCAAACGTTTCAGCACCAAATGCACATCACACATGTTCTGACCACCCATGGCCCAACCATCAAAGTGTGTGTCTGGATACTGCACAGGGTCACAGTATTGTTTCATGGTTTGGTACCATGTTTCTGCCGACGTGTGATTATCACCTTGTAACACATTCAAGAACTTAGCACCACCATTGGCTTTGCCTCGGCGATGCCGCATAAAGTATTCATTGTTGTACTTGGTAGCATCCACTGCTTCTTGCAGTGTCTTGATACCGCAAGCATCGCTGGCTTTTTTGTCATGAATAACCCAGGTAGGGATATCAAGAATCATACCATAGTCGCTGATAGTGTCCAACCACTTTAGAATACTACTGCGTTTCTTTTCGGCCTTGGCACAACCCGAGTTGGCTCTCCAGTCGCCTTCCCACAGGCCTTTGGCAATCTGAAATCCACCAGAGTCGCCAAGCATGAAAGTGCCTGGCTCGCGATTGCGAACCATGTCCTCTGACCAATCTTGCTTGGTTAAATCCAAGTTGGCATGACCACCAGAGTACAGTGACCACTTGTACGGAAACAATGCCTTCTGACTGTTGAGCCAGTTCATCTGTTCCATGTCAGTCAAGCCTTGTGGAAACCTTGCAGGATCCACATACGGCTCGTTGCGTTGCTTGCCCACAAACGTGGCATAGAAACCTGATATAGCCGGTAAGAACACAGCGTAATCATTTTGCTTGGCGGTTAGATTATCTTGCATTTTGAGTTTTTGTTTTGGTGTTCCAATCTATTTCATGATACAAACCTAAAATATCTAAATCATTTATAAATTTAACACAGTGATGCCAAGTGTTTGTTACTTTGTCATGACGCAGAGAAAAGTAAAGAAATTTCAATCTCAACGTCCAAGCTGATGTGTACCTATCATTGAAATAATGATAGTTAATGTTACGCATCAATTTTGATTTTATCATTTGCTTTGTGCTGGTAAAATGTAGTTGTAAACAGCCACGCCTGAATCCACAGTGATCTTGGCAGCACCATCATCTGAGATGCGAATGGTTTTGTCCCCAGTCAATGCCATGATAGCCATGAACTGTGAGGCCGGCCAACTCCAAGCACGTTTCAATTGACCGTTGACACCTGAATGGAAAACGAAGTTACCAGCGTGTGTTGAGTGGTCACCAAAGAAAAACTTCAAATCGCCGTTTTCAGTTTTGGCTTGAAAGTTGGGTTCTTCGGCATTGGCCTGTGCTTGCATACGCAGTCGCTGAATAGCAGCCACAGTGGGTTCGAATTCAATGTGCCAGGTCACACCTTTGAACTTGGGTGTTTTGAGTTTGTCGTTTACAATCTCTGCTGCCATGAAACGATATGTGTTGCGGAAGTCCCCAGTGGCATTTTCAAACTCAATACCATCAGGTGCACCTGTGGCTTTTTTAGTTAATTTGAGTTTGGCATTCTCTTTGTACTCTTGCAAGTTTAACAAGATTTTTAGTTTGTTCAAGTTGGGCATGCCAAATGTGCCAATAAAATCTGGGTGTGGATTTTTAAATTCACCTTCTAATACCACACTCAAGTCTTCTGCCACACCCACAATGGCTGTGCTTTTGTCGTCTCCGGTGATTTTGATCAAGTCAATGCAGCCAAGATCGTGTGTGTGTTCTACCAAGTCTTTAAGATAATCTCTCATGTATACTCCTATGTTGTATGATTATATAGATTTTTTTACTAATGTGCAACTATTTTGGCCAGGCTCTGCCCGCCTCTAAGGGATTCAATTTCGCCAGGTCGGCGTATTTCCATCCAGGCAATATCGCCTTGGCCACGATTGACTGAAAGGATTTCAAAACCAATTTGATTGCAATAGGCCTGTATTTCTCTTCCAGGCGTATAGCACATGAAATTCTTCTCAGCCAAGGCCACACCATGTGCCCAATCGCAGTCGTTGTAGGTGAATATGGCCACACCGCCGGGTCTGAGTCTAGCAAACATGCTGTCTAAATAATGACGCAACACCTTTATGGGTTTGTAGTTAAAGTAGTTGTAGGCAAATATCAATCCATACTGGTTGACAGGCAATTGCCATAATGCATCAGCATGTTCATAATCGTTGATAACATATGGTCTTAGACGGCGTTGATATTCTGTTGTAAATGCTTGCACAGCAGGATCCAATAGTTCTTCATGTTGATCCACAAGATACAATGGATCCAATGGTACCAAGTCTTCGATGAACTTTTCACGCCCTGGACGCATGATCAGTCCGGGCAATCGCCAATCTGTGTACTGTAGCAGTCGCCCAGTGAGTAACAGTCGGCTGTCAGGATCAATGCTGAGTCGTCGATTTAGGATGTACTCCGTGGTTTCGTAGCACATCTCTTCTTCGTACAGTCGTTGACTGGCTTGATACTGTGCAGGTTCGAGTGCTGAGATTTGTTCACGCACATTGGCTTTGAGATCATCCAAGGCAGATTGTGCATGTTGAAATTCACGAGCAATAGCGTTGATTTTTTCAACAAATGCACTGCCATATTCATCAACTTGCACTGCATGATTTGCAATCACATGGCCTATTTCATGAAACTTTTTGACAGCCGCATGATAGTCAGGAGCAAGTTCATTGCTGTCCAACAAGTTCAAGTAGCCAACCAGTTCGCTGAGTTTCATTCAAAAGAAAATAATGATGTAAATGTGTTTTCTGTGTTGGTGGCCGCAGCCAAGTCCCAGTCCAACACGCCCAGCAAGTTGTCAATCTTTTGATCTACCACAGTGGCTTCCATTTCTGTGTCAGCAAAAGGCAAATCCTTGAACCACTGCGGCAGGTGCATCTCATCTGTGGGATAGCCAATGCTGGTCCAGCCCAGAGCATTGCTTCTGAGTTTGCACACAATGGTCTTCATGCCATCAACGATTTGCATACTGTAGTTGTCAGAGTTCATTCTTCGCAAGTTGTTCCAGTTCAATGCCGCACGTACATGTCCGGGCATGTTGGCTTTGCCTAGGCGTTCTTCTTCCTTGCCGTACTTGGTCAAGTTGTTCACACGCTTGGGTGAGCCTTTTTCCCAGCCTGGTCGCTCTTTGAATTCGTACTTGAACTCACGCACACGTTCAATAATTTCATCACGTTCAGCACCGGCCAGCACTCGATTTAGAATTTCCAGCAAGAAGTCTTGAATAACTTTGGGTGTATCACTACGTTTCAAGTCCAGGCCAGTGGCCTTGGTCTTGCCAATGGCACCGTTGACATCCAGTCGCTTGTTTTCAATGTCAATGGCGTTGACTGCATAGCGTTTCTTGGTGATGAACAAGCCACGGTCTGCCACTGTTTCACGTCCGGCCTTGATCAATTCGCCCATGTCTCTGGGGCAGTGGAAAGCACGTTCCATAAACGCTGGGAATGAATCGTTGACTTGGTCAGCGATTGAATCGTACAGTTGTATGCAGATTTCTTTTGACCACTCCATGCGGCCTTCAGCGACTTCTTGTTTCAGCACAGGCCATGCTGAGAAATAACAACTGTCTGTGTCACCGTAGATCACTGCCTTACCCACATGGTCATATTCACCTGTGATACACTCATTCAAGTAGGCATCCATGTGTTTGGCAATGCTTCGTCCTGTCAGTGTTGTGGATTGCCCAATTCGCTTGTCAAAGAATCTGCAACCAGGATTCAAAATAGCACCATACAAACTGTTGAGGTTAATCTTTTTAACCAGTTGACGCTTGTCCCAGAAAGCAATTTCCTTGGCATCCTTGGCTTCTTTCTTTTTGGCCTGCATTTCTTTGCGTTCGGCATACCAGCGTTCCAACAAGCCAGGAATAACGCCTTTCTTTTCATAGGTGAATATGGTACCATTGGCACTGAGTATCCAAGGCTGGTTTGAGTCAAACAACATGTACCAAATTTCAGCACCTGAGTGTACAGTCTCCTCACCTGACTGCCAGTCAATGGTGATCTCTGTGCCACGTTGCTGTTCCATGACCGCTGTGTATTCTAGACTGGCAAACACACCTTCCCATGCAGCCGCAAATGAATCGCCTTTGGCCATTTTGTCTCGGATGTATCGGTCAGTCATTATGGGACGCAATTGGCCTATAATGGTTTCTGGACCCATGTTCAACGCACGAATTGCTGACGGATATAGACTGTTGATGTCCACAGATCCAATCCATTCATGCAATCCTTTGCGAGGATATGCCACATAAGCACCTGCTGCCTGTGTGTCCTCGTCAGTGAGTCGTTGTTGGCGGTTGGGCACAACCATGCCACGTTCGTGTGCTTCGTTGATAATGGCCTGTTCAGTCACTGCCACAGCACCCATTGTGGTGGCCAACAACACTGTGTTGGCATGTGCCAGTTCACTGGCCAGTTCCAAGAAGCGTAATTTCTTGTCCAGTTTGTCCAGCAACAAGGTATCTTGCCGGTTGTATTCAATAAAGGTTTTGAAGTGTTGATTGTACAACTGATCCAAGGTGCCTTCAAACTGTGTCTTGCGCTCACCCAATTCGTATTCAGCAATGGCATCCAGGCTGTAACTGTGCCGCTCTTCATAAGTGTACTTGCGATACAGTTGCATATAGTCCATATGCACACGACCCACCAAGTCGTATGTTTCATTTTCAGCACCAAAGCGTTCGAACACACGTTTCTTGGGAAACTGCCCCCACAAACAAAAACGTCGGGTGTCATCTTTGCTGAGCACTCGAGTGATACGATTCACTGTGTAGGGTATGTCATAGCCTTCCGAGTTCCAGCCACTCAAGATGTCTGCATCATCAATCAGGTCTAGGAACATCTTCAACATTTCTGTTTCAGATTCACACAACACAGTGTTTTCGAATTCCGCACAGATCTCACGAGCAGTCTCCGCACTCATGTGGCGTGGCGCCACCACCAGTGTGACCAGTTGCTCCATCCAATTCAGATATACCGATATGGCAGTGATGGCATTGAAAGGATCTGTAACAGGAGAGAATCCACGCACTGGATCAAACGCAACCTCAATGTCAAAGAACGCTGTGTTCAGGGTAGGTGCGTCTTGGTCTTTGTAGTTTTCTTCAAAGCATCGGAATATGGGATTTATGTCCGATTCATAGATTTGCCTACCGCTTTGTGCTCGGACTTCCTTGCGGAACTCTTTGTTGTTGCGTGTGCTGAATCTTGACACAGGCGTGCCGTAGATGCTTTGGAACTTGCCTCTGGGGTCGTCGTAGTAAAAAACATAATTAGCCGGATATTCCCGGTATTGTCTCTTACCATCGCGGCGTTCTACCACGTGAATGCGATCGTGTTCACGATCAAATAGTGCGTCAATATAACTCATTGGTCTCCGTTTGTGGCCGGTTGGGCCTTGATACATGT